GTAAAATCTTTCTGAACAAAGAACTTCATTCTGAAATAATTTTCACAAACAGTTAGTATATCTTTAGATACACAATTTCTTACAATAGCGTAACCATTTTCCATTTTATGAGTTCTCTGCTATCTTCTTTGCTCTAGCATCAAGATATGTTGAATATAAAACTTCGTAAAGATTTGGCTCACGATAGTTAGGCCCCTTCAGCACCTTACCATCTTCACGATAGATTGGTTTACCGTCTTCACCAAGTTTACTCATATTACTTCGTTGAACTTCGGCAAAGCATCTATCTAAATCGAGGCCAAAAGCATGACCAGCACCGTAAACAACATATAGAATATCAGTGAGAGCATCAGCAACTGCCACGATGTTCTCGGCTTCAATCGCTTCTTTAAGTTCATTCAATTCCTCTTCAATCAACTCAATTCTCAACTGCTGTGTAGATTCATCTGGAAACTCAGGCTCTTCTTTTACCTCTTGTCCAAATGCATTCATAAAGTCCTCTACTTGTCTAAAGTTAGAGTATATCAATCTTTTTTCCATACTATCGTTTTTTCCCAATATTATATTTTGCTGTTAGAATCCAATCATCTTTTTCTTTATACGGTAGCACCTTGATTTGTGATAGTGGTGCTACGGGATCAGAAGACTTTGTATTATCTACCAATCCAATTAATCCCCATTCAGCAAGTAGATTTGCAATTGTATTTCGTCTTGCAATGTCATCATCAGTAAAGTTGCTAGGCTTTCCATCAAGAGCAAACAACTCTTTGAAATGAACGATGTAATATTTACCTTGTTTATGAAGAATGTGACAAGACTGATAGATTGTCTTGTCTTTGCGTGATGCAACACCAATACGAGTCAATGTTTCTCGAATCTTCAAAAAATCATCATCTTCTTTTAGTGTCACCTCTACGAGATTACTAATGTCAACCGCCATTACTCCCACCTTTTTCCAGTGTTTTTCTTATTGTTTTTAACTGTTCTGAAGAAAGGATAGAGAGAGCCTGGACAGCCTTTTCATTATTATAACCATAATATTCTTTCACTACGGACAAGTCCTCATCATTTTCTTTCTTCACCCATTTAGCAAACCGTTTTTTGGGTCTAACAGTATTTAGTAAATACTCAAACTGAAGGAGGTTATCTGCTTCGTGGCGTTTGTTCATTTCATTTGCAACACCTATTGTATCTTGGTGATATGACAAAGCACGATTTGTCATAAAGGGTGAATAAGATTTCTCAGCGAGGACATCATTTTCTGTGCCTCGCATGAGATTTTTCTTAGTTGTATTGATAGCATTTACATAATCAAATGGATTCATGTTCAAATATCATCTTCAATTTTGAATCTGTTCTTTGTAGCAAAGACAGGATTACCATTTTTATTATAATGTCTAATAGTTCCAGAAATCTTTGTCATTGTAGCATCTGCCGTAAATGGTAGAACATAATGCTCAACATAACTTGGAAAAACATATATTGATCCAGATTTTGGAGAAAACTTTTGTGTTGTAATTGGTGCTTCTGGATGTTCAGGCATAGGACTCATTCCATATTTAAAATGAAGAGAACCTGGTAAATGTTTCAAATCATTTTGCATAGTTTTGTTCTGTTCATCAATAATCGCTTCAGGAACATCAGTGAAAATGATAAAAGATGTATGACCAGTATGAGAATGAAATGAGTTGATGTCCATCTTTTTTTGTCGTGATATCCACATCGACTCTAGATGATAATTATCTAGAACTAAATCTAGTTCAGGTTGAGGCATATTATCATACCAATTTTCTTGTGATACTCTGACATATGCTTCAAGATATTTCCATGCATATTTCAGAACATCTTCTGCCGTTTCTTTTTCAAGATGACCATCTTTTTCATCTTTCACCCTATCTTTGAACCAGTCTAATTCATTAATGCCCATATTAAATCTCATAACACATGGGCCCCAAGGTTCTACTTTATAATTTATTGATGCCATTCTGTATCCACCATTAGTTCTGTTAAACACGCCATAAAGTTAATCTCTTGGTCAGCAACAAATGCAGATTTGTATTGATAGTCTGCTAGTGTTACCACCACTTGAGGAATACTTTGTGGTTTTACATTATCATTTATACTCTCATATATTTTGCGAAACAGAGGAGTTACATCACCATCGACATTTTGTGCGACCCATTTACGAACCACACTAAACTCCTTGTTCTTCAAAGCATCTATGAGCGTTCTTATATTTCCATCTGACATAGTAGCCAGAATACCAGAGTCAATAGTGCCAGTTGCAGAATATCTCTGAAGTTCATTCAATACTCTACGATTATCAGGAAAGTGTTTCTTGATTACTTCAGCAACCACCTTTGGTTCATATTCTATCTTTTCTAGTAAAAGAATCTTCTGAACTCTATCAAAAAATTCTTTTGCCATCTGAGGTTTGTCAGCATTACTAATCTTAAATTCTACAACAGAACAACGGCTGTGTAGTGGTTGAATAATCTTGTTGACAAAGTTACAAGTCAGAATGAAGCCACAGTTGGCACTATACTCTTCCATAAAGTTTCTCAGTGCTGGTTGCACAGAGTTTGGATTTAGATAGTCTGCCTCATCTAAGATGACATACTTTCTACCACCAGCAAGTGATACTGATGATGCAAAGTTTCGTAGTTCATTTCTTAGAACATCGATAGAACGACCCTCATCAGAGCCGTTGATTACAATGTAGTCACAGTCCAACTCTTCTAACATAGCCCTAGCGATAGTAGTTTTGCCTACACCAGCAGAGCCAGTCAGAAGAAGATTTGGAATGTTTTTGTTGTTCACAAAAGTCTGAAAGGTTTCTTTCAGAGATGCAGGAAGAACAGCATCCTTGACCATCTTAGGTCGATACTTTTCTACCCATAGAAATTGTTCACGCATAATTCACCATAATATAAAAGTTCATAATACTAAATCTAACACAATAGATTCAGTTTGTCAAGCCACAAAATCTGATGACTCTTCTTCTTCTTCATCATTCTTGTTTGCAATTTCTTGAGCAAGAGCCTGTTCAGCCGTAAGAGCCTGTGTTGTTGCGTCTGTAAAGACTTCTCTCAGATTTGCAATCTGTGCAATTTCTTCACCCTTCCAAGTTGCTCTTGATATACTTACATCAATCATTTGAACAACCGCTTGCAAAATTTTAGAGGACATATGTCCTGTGTTATGTAGATTAGCCATCAGCATACTCCGAATTTGTTTCAGTTGCTACCCAATATTCGATATGTTCAGAAACATTCTTAAAGTAAGAAATACCAGCCTTGGAAATCTTCACATCATAATCTCCTGGAATGAACTTCAGATTTTCTGTTTTGAACACCATCTGAAAAGTTGCACCATTACTATCAGCAACTTTACGCTCAAACTCATTGGATGTTGGATTCTTAGTATCAGTTGCAACAAGGAAGATACCCATCGCACCACCACGAACTACGACTTCTGGCAGACCCAGTTGATTTGATGCAGAGGTTACAGACTTCAAATCTTCAGCAGTTACGGAAAAAGAAATCTCTGGATTAGGCATCTCAATATTCTTTTCTGGTGGTGATGTTACCATTGATGGATCCGTGTAAGTATAGCGAGAGCGAGACTTATTATTCTCATCACGAATTGTTACATCCATCTCACCGAATGCAAAGTCAGCATTATCAAAGAGACTAGCAAGACCTAGAAACTGGTTCAGTTCATAGATTGCAAAATCTTGTGGAAATGTTTCTTCAACAACTGCTTGAGCAAGAATATTCTTTTGCTCACTGACAGTGCGAATTGTGTTCCCTTGCTTGAATGCAAGAGAGGGATTGATAGTTGAAAAGTTCTTCAACACATCAAAAGTTTTGTCACTGATTCTCATCATCATTTACCTCAGTTCTATTTTCAAGTGAATCAATATAAAGTGCCATAATAGCATAGTGAACGACCTTTAGCAAGTCTTTTCTGTTCTTGCCCTCTTTCTTTCCATATCTCTGGCAATACTTAATAATATTACCCATACAGAAACCTTCGCCATGTCCACTGTCGATAATAAACTCAGTAGACTGGAACTTATTGAAAGAGTAGTGACCGTCATAAGTGGCGGCCACATAATCATAGACCTCTTTCAGAATCTTGTCTTCATCAAATTTAAATTTACTCATTTCTTCATCATCTTAATTTCATCAGGATCAGCAGTTGCAGTAGCACCAAGTTGAGCCAAGTCACTCAAACTACCACCAAATACATAAGAGCCACAGTGTAGTAGTTTCATCCATGGACACATCCAAGTTTTAACACCAATGTTCTTCATCCACTGACAGAACATATAATCTTCTGACAGATATCGTTTTGACTCTGGATCAATCAATGCCTGAAAATACATCATAATCTCACGACTACCATCAAAGTGTTTTGTGCGAACATGGTCAGGCAGATATGAATAGTCAGGATATGCTTCATCAAACTTCTTAAAGGCATTCTTTGTTACCATCATAAATCCAGTTCCACCCTCTAGCACCGGGACAGGTTCATCAAGTCTTACTTGTGAAGATTCAGTATCCGGATTAAACACATAGTCACCTACGAATCTTTCAAGTTCACCTGGATTCTCATCAGCCCAACCCTTATCGACAGCCCGCTTAATCTTTTCCCAAGCGATGGTTTTCTTTGGATATGGACCGCACAGAATATCCATGCGCTTTTCATCATCAGGTTCGTCTGGGTCTGCTAGTGCGGCAAGTGTGATAACATCATTCGGATCAAAGCCGATGTCAGAATCAATAAACATTAGATGCGTATAGTCACCACGCATAAATTCATCTACGCAATAGTTTCTTGCTCTAGTGATTAGGGATTCGTTGAAGAGATAAAAGAACTTGATGTCCATCTCATACATGGCACCAAGTTTGGCCAAGTCAGCAGTTGACTTAGTATACATGCCATGGCAGTTACCGCCATACATGGGCGTTGCAACAAAGATTTTTTTCTTTCGCAACTGCTCTAGTTCGATTGTGATTTCCAACTCAAAACTCCTATAATAAAAACATTGTGTAGATTATATAGTAAGAAAGCACTTGAAGTCAAGCACTTTCTTAAACAATTTCAGTTATTTATGTGCCTTAGAATGGCACTTCATCAGTCAACTGTGACTCTTTCTCATCCTCTTCAATCGTAGCATCTACATCGACTTTGGTGTAGAGGTCACGGAACGATTGCTTGGTATCTTCATCGAACCGATTGATGCACATCTCAATGGCGGTCATACGGTCACCAAAGATAGAGTAGGCTTTCGCAATGTGAACCAGACGCCGTGTTGAGATAATCTCATCGACACCACCATCATAGTAAGTCTTACGAATAATGTCAGCCCAATCAAC